TCAAGCATTGGTTTTGTAAACTCATTATTTACACGAAATTGTGTTGGGTTTTTCAGTAGCTTACCTATATCAGAGTTTGATAAATATTGCTTACCAAAATCTCCATAGTATTTAGCATCGTCCTCCAGGTTTTTAAGTATATCTGCTTTAGTCATCTTTTATAGATTTAGCTAATTCTTTTTTTACTGTCGCTTTGATACTATATTTAGCTTTTAATCTTTCGGTAATTTCCTCCAAGCCTAACGCTTTATTTTTAGCAACATAAGTCAACACTTTTGACCAATTCATATCTCCAATATCAAGAGTTATTAATGTTTGTGTTTTTTCCTTTGTAGTTGTTACTGTCTTTTTTGTTTCTTCAAACTCTGGAATGATTAAAGTATCTTCATTGGCGTATAGGTTTAATCCTAAACCATGCATTGCAATAGCTTTTGCCGTAGATCTTTGTATTGCAGTATTTACATCCATAGATGTTATTTTATCTACTGTTAAAGACTTATGTCTAAAATCTTTAATTGGAAGATAATCAATATGCTCTATATCTTTTACTACGATACCTACTTTAACATACCCAGTCATTCCATCTGAAAACCAATTCAACCCAGTCTCTGGAGCTTCATACACAATTCTTTGTGCATTCTCGTCTTCTTGTTTTAGATAGTTCCAGGCAATTGCCCAGGATAAGTAACTAAAGTTACCCTTCTTTTTAACGTGTTTAGTTACATCTTTTGCAACCAAATCTTTAAAGTAATTGTTTTCTGTTTTGCTCATTTTATTTAATTTAAGATTGATTTTAATTTAAGTTGTAGTTCCGCGTGTTTACACAAAGCTAATTCTCTTTTATTTTTTAAGTTCTGAATATGCTTATCGTTTTTTCGAGTATTCACTTCAGTTTTAATTTTATTCTCTATGAGTTTTAATTTATATAAACAATTTTGTATGCTTAATTTTACACAACCTATTTTCCAACCATTTTCTATAAAGTAGGAGTATTCATTATCATTACATTCTTTGTAATAAGATCCTCCCTTTGTGGTGTTAAGTATTTCGATTCGTTCATTAAATTGTTGAATTTTAACGCCCATATTTATAACATTATAACCAATTGGCTGAATGTTTACCACTGAATTGTTTTGGTTAGTAGCCTGGTTTAATATTTCTATTAAGCTATACATTGGTTGACTTTAATATGTCGTTTATTAAATTTGTAACATCTGTATCATTTTTCATAGACTCTTTAGCTTTATTGTACCCATGAATAATGGTGGAGTGAGTAACTTTAAAATTATAAGTCTCTAAAAACCTTTGAATATAAGATATTCTAATTGGTCTTTCCATACATAAATAGTACAACATCTGTCTTGCATCAACCAGGTCTTGTCTCCTGGAGGAAGTAAACATTTCATCTAAAGTTAAATGAAACCTTTTGGCTACCGCAGTAGCGTAATCATCAAATATTTCTTTCTTCATCTTACTTTTTTAGTTTGTTTAATTCAAATTGCAAATGATCTATCGCTTTTTGAATATCCTCGTTAGGTAGATCGTGTTTCTTATATGCTCTTAATATATAAGTACAAGCAGTTCCTAAGTTGTATGTTAAATTAAAATTATTTACTACTTCGATAGCAGTATAATTATTTTCCCCATCGTAATAAGATGGGGTATCAACGGAAACAATTGTTGTATCGTCTGTAGTTGTTTCAGTCCAATGTTGTCTATTTATTGCCATTTGATTATATTAAAATGTTAGTATCCAAATTATAAATCTGTAAATCTGAAGTGCAACCAATATAGAAATTATACCCAGGAATGACCAGACTACAAGTTTTAAGTTTCTTTCATATTTACTCATAACTAAATACCTAAAGGATATTCGTCATCTTCGATAACTTCTAATTCGTTGATTGCTTCCTGGGTTTCTTCATCGTCTTTGTTGTAATTAGGATCGAATGAAAGAAATAATTCTCTTAAAGTTTTGTGCATGATTTGATTATATTTAAATTAGACTAAGTTCACAAATATAGTATAAAATAGTCATAAAAACTAATGTTATTCAAAATAACTTACAGACAAATATATTTCTACATAGTCAAAATAATCTCCTATTTCCGAATGCACTACCTGGTCTTCGCCTATTGCTACGGCAAAAACTTTCTTTTCTCGCTCCTCTAAATCATTTAAAAAATCAGTAATCAACTTTACATCAGTATAGTAGTGTTCCCATTTTAACTCAAAATTACTTTCATAGATCAACATTCCTTCAGAGTTTTCTAATTGTAAAGAAAACAAGTCTTCAAAAACATTTCGTTTGTCTCCGTTTTTTAGTTTAAATAAATTTTCCTTTTCTTCTTTTGGTATCCCTATTATTACCTGGCTTCTATATCCCATTTTTTTGTGTTTTATCAGACCATATACAAGCCTGGTTATAAATTCCGTTATCATAACATTGAATAAAGTCTACAAAGCTATTAAACCAATCTAATTTAGCTTTTAGTTTATTTACTTCTCCTTTTGCTTCTATATAGTCTCCCATTAAATCGGTTATCCTATTGAAGTCTCTGTCTTTTTGTGTTTCCGCGTATGCCATTTTTATTTAATTTAATTATGTTTATTTTCTTGAGCGTATTCCCATACCTTGGTATTGAGATCATCGTTTACCCAATCCCAAAAAAAGTCGGTTATATCTACTCCGTTTAATTCTACTTCCAGGATTTCCAAATCATTCTCTGGAGGATTCTCATAATCTCCATCGTCCCAATAATATTCATAAGAAATATTTAGATCATAGTTATCCTCATTTAATGAGTATGTTCCTTTAACTTTCATAGCTTTAATTGTTTTCTATTAAGTTTAAAACATCGTGTATTTCTACTCCTTGAGTTTTTTTATCGTTCCATACAAAAGTTCTTATGCGTGTTTCATATCCAGGTATAGTTTTTAAAATCCATCTTACCCAATATTTTGAAGTAAAATATACTTTTATATCTTCTCCCATTTTGATCTCTTTAAGGTTTAGTGTTTTTTTATCTGATTCGTTCCAGGATTTTGTTTTTTTATCATAACCAATTAAGTCGATTAACATTTCTTTTTTATCCTCCAAAGTTAAATTATTAAATTCTTTTGGGTATCTCTGATGAATTGCCTCCTGGCAAGTATCTTCAATATCTTGAATTAACTTTGTGTGTTGTTCAATTCCGTACAAGTTTTTATAAAATTCTTGAAACTTGCGATAATCTGTGTATTCTCCAAAAACTTTAAATTCAGTCTCATATTCTATGTCTTCAATATGTAGGAAGGAAATTTTACCAATTTTGTTTTTGGTAATTCCTCCATGACATTGCGTTTTAAATTCTAAACCTTTTCCGTTTTCTGTGTCTATGCTAAAACTAAATCTTACATAGTCATCATACTTTTTAATTTTTACTACTTTCATAATTTTACTTGATTTTAATTTATATTTAATTTAATTGTTTTCTGTAACTACTCCTTCAAATTCATTAATCAGATCTTCAAGATCAGATTCATTTTCCATTATATCCTGGTAATCTTTAGTGTAAGGGTAGTAAGGAGCGATAAACGTTCCTCCGCCTTGTCCATCGTTCCAAATTACTACATTTAATTTGTTGGTCTTACATTCGTATCCCAATCCTCTACGAGTATTAAAATATCTTACTCCCAATACTTTTAATTTTTTATCCATAACTATATTAATTTTCCTTGTTCGTTAAATTCATATTCGTTTGATTCGCATAATTCTATTAAACCATTATCAGAATATATATATTCTGTATCCTCGTGTAAATAGTACAATACTTTTTTAAGATCATTTTCTTGCAATCCCTTAATTAATTCTATATCCCAATAGGTGCCAGTCAATGGGCATTCATCAGCCTCCAGGTTATCCAATAATTCCTGGTCATAGTCATAAAACTTTATAAATTCTCCCCTACAAGGGTTTTGACTAATTGAATAATCGTTTCTTCCGCCTATTTCCTGGGTTAACTTTTTAATACTATCAGTTAATTCATAAAGTGAAATATCGTTTAAATCGTGCAAATTTTCTCTTATCCATTGAAAACATAATTCTTTCGTTGGGTGTTCATTAATCTCGTAAACTTTGGTTTCTATTACTCTCATAATTCTTTCCTTTGTTTTTTATAATCTTCTATTTCTTGTAATATTTCTACCTTATAGTTTTGAGTAACTATTAATAAGGCTATTTCTCTGATCCAATCTACATTGGTCATTTTACAATTATCTAAATCTATTTCGTAAAAAAATTGTAAATCATCTCTTACTTGTGTAAAGGTTTTATTACATATAGATCCCTGGAATTGTTTTTCCAATGCCTCTACTCTGTATTGTAAATATCTAATTTGTTCGTCTTTTATATTCATAGTTTAAAATTTATGGGAGTATTTCTACTCCCTGGTTTTAGTTATATGCAATCATATCAAAAATTGGAGAGTATGCTTTTTGGTCTCCTTTACTTCCTGGTATCATTTCTATTTCTGCCGTTAATATTATTTTACTTCTATAATCCCAATCTAATAACTTTCTTTTGTCTTCGCTTGAAGTTATAATCGCTGAAACTAAATTGTGTCTTAAATCTGCTGAATTGTAATAAGTATAAATTTCTTCGCTTATTACATTCATTACAGTTGTGGTCTTGTTTTTACTCATAACTTTTATATTTAATTAAATTTATATTCTGCAATATAGTTATTATAAACATTCTGTGCAAGTTTTTTAAACTTTCTTTAATCATTATTGCCTAACCATTGGTAATATATGTAGTCATATTCTACATTCATTATCTTTGCAAGTGCTTCAAAAATTCTTTCTCTTACCAGGCTATCGCCTACACCTATTAAATCGTATATGTTCCCATAACTATCAAGACATTCAAAAACCATCTTAAAACTTATATTGCTATCGATTTCCTGGCTTAATTCATCTGTTGGATATTTATCCAGGTAAAAAGCCTTTACGTTGCTTGTCGCTCTTAATTTAAACTTCATAATTATCCAGGTTTTCTATTGGAAACGTTCCTTTGTATCCCAATTCAAGCGCTCTGTCAAAGCATTCGCGCATTAATAATTGTTTTCCCCAATTTTGATCCATTACAATTTTATTTATTGTTTTTAAATCTGCTTTTCTTATTTCTTTTATCCGCCTATTGTTATCCATAACTTATTTATTTTTGAATTTATATTTACAAAATAATTTGCGTAATTTCCTCGTTCACTGCAACAATTATAATACTCGTATTCGTTTACCATTGTTTCAAACTTTCCCGCAAATTCCTTATCTAATAACATTGGTGTTGTCCAGGGATTGTTTAACATCATATTACAAGCGTTTAAATAAATTCTTCCGCCTTTGTCATATATATTTTTAGCAGTTGTTTTATTAACTTGCTTTACGTGTGTATTACCTATTGTAATAAATTGATTTTTATACTTCATATCTATTTAATTTATATTAATAGTCTTCCATTTCATTTATGCCTATAAATTTATTTATTTCATCGTGGATAATGTCTTGCACATCAAATTCTGATCCATCATCAGTATCGATACAGTCTTTCACTAATCCAAAGTTAACAAGTCTTTCAACGCATTTTATTGCTATGTCTCTGGTTTCATCGTTTGTTATTTCTTCTGTTCTCATATTTATTTAATTAAATTTCTGATTGCTGAAACGTTTATCGTTCCATATTTGTCGTGTACTTTACAAAGGTAATTTTCAGCCTCTTCAAAATCTTCCATTATACTCGCGTTTTCGTACTGATTAATGTACTTTTTTAATAGTGTTAATTCT